TCAGTGTCCACGTCAACGCGGTACTGCATCTCATAATCAGTCCCGAATACAGCGTCAATTTCTCGTAAGCGAAGCGCAAGTTCTTCGCCCTGAAACCCAGCTTCTTTCAGCCCTGCCACAAGGCTGCTGGCTACGCTTTCAGAAAACGTGCTAATAGCTACGTTCAAATTCAATTGCGCGGCGACCAGCTCGTCCTCAAGCTGTGTTTTAAGCTTGCTGTATTGATCCATAACAACCGAAAGGTTGTCAATCAGGCCCTCAATGTCAACGTTTTGCTGGGAAAACACATTTCCCAAATCAAACATTTCTCCGAAGTCGTCTTTGAATAAAGTTGCTTTTGCAAGGAAATTGTCAACTTTCTCTGCTGCCTTATCGCTTGTCAACGCGAAGGCTGCAATCGCATCGCCAGCTCCATTCGCTGCACCAGGTATTTCACCGAGCAAAGTTTTTGTTTGCGCTAATTTGATATAGTAATCAATTTGGCTTTTAGCAGCCATATCAACCGCGCCGCCAGCTTTTACGTAGGCATCACTAAGAAACTCAGTAGCCACTTGCAGTTTCTCTGTGGACGCAGCGCGCCCTATGAAATTAACACTCGTATCTTTCATTATCCGATTGAAATCTGTCTCGGAGATTACTCCTGCATCCAATGCGGATTTCATCTGGCGCAGCATATCTGAGTAATTACTTGCTTCTTCAGTGGCGTTCGCTATCTCGTTGGCGACGTCTGTCAGGAACGGCGCAGCCTCATCCATTGAGTCCGCAAAGTCTGTTTTTATTACATCAGACAGATTTTTGAACGCAGACTCCATCTGCATAAGCCCGCCAAGACTGCTGTCCGCCGCGTTCCCGACTTTATGTATCTGTTCTTCAGCCTGCTGGAGAAACGCTTCCTGGAACGCCGCGTTCGCGCTCATTCCGGACTTTACCAGCGCGTCAACCTTTTCCTGAAAGCCGACCACGCTCACGCCTAACTGGTCAAAGCGCATCGTGGTTTGGTTCGCGAGCGTCAATACCAACTGGTTCATGTTCATGTTCAGCGCGCCAGCGACAGTTGAAAGCCGAACCGCTTCATCGCTGGTCTTGGCAAAGCCCAACGCCATAAAGTCAGACGCAGACGCCATCAGCTCCATATCCGAGCGCGTGCCCTGCGTAGCCTTGCGCAAGTCCTCAAGCAGCACATCAGAAGTCGTGCCTATGGACAGCGAAAGCCGGTCGAATTTGCCGGCCATAAATTCCAGCTCCGCGGACTGTCTGGCCATGTCATAAACAGCCTTGCCGACTTCGACCACAGTTCTCATAATCTGCGTGGCCTGATTGATGCCCGTTGCCAGCGTCGCCCAGCCTTCGCCGGCCGTCGCGGTGGCTTCTTTGGTTTGCGCGCCAAGCTGTTTGGTTGTTTTTACAGTTTTTACCTGCGCGCCTTCCACCTGGTTGAGCGCGGCAAGCACCTTTTCGGTGCCTTCAGCTTCTATCGCGACTACGATTTCACTTATGCGTGCCATGTTTCCTCATCGCTTCGGCGTTCAGTCTATTCTCAATCCACAGCGCGGCTCTGTACCCGTCATAATACGCCGCCTGCCTCTCCGCTAATTCCCACGCCGGCACTCCTGCCCACTTTGCCACAAAGAACAGCTCATAAGCATCCAGTTCGTCTTGCGGCGGCATCTCATAAACGTTCGGCGCGGACAGGTACGCCGCTATGCGTTTTTTGCTTCAGCCCCAAGCAGCCGGTCTTCCGCAATTGCGCCCAAAATTGAATTTAGCAGGTATACAGGTACTCCAGCCGCTTCAATGCCGGCCGCTGTAATCGGAATGACCTGATCGTTATCATCCTGCAGATCCCAGCGCGTCACAACCTGTGTCACCTGGTATACCAGCCTGTCAGCCCCTTGCGCTTGCTCAAGCTCTTTCAGAAAGCCCATCGTAACGGCTTGTGTCCGGTATTCCAGCTTCACCGGAAAATCGCCGGAGGCAGTCCTGTAAACCACCTCCAGCTTCTTGGTCTCTTTTGTAAGGTCACTAATTCGCATTATTGCTCCTACAGCGTGCTCAGGTTGGTAATGACCTCGATATTCACGGACTTAGCCCAGGTTGCATCGTGAATCGGCTTCAGCCCGTATTCAATCGTGTATACGTTCTCCGTGTCGCCCGGATCGCCCGGAGCTTCAATCTGCGCCGGAAAGTCAATCGTGAACTTGTGATAGTAAGGCGATGCAATCAGCGCGCCGGTCGCTTCAATCCTGAACCACTTTGTATTGGCTGCCCGCATGGTGGCAATCAAACCAATACCAGCGGTGTCGGTCGCGATAACAATTTTCCCACTCGCGTTTGGCTTGCCTTCCACGGTAAGCGCATCCTGCCCAACCGGCCATGCCAGCCCGAATTTGTCCGTCAGGCTCCACTGCATGCTGAACGAATTGGTCAAGGCAGTTGCGCCAGCCAAAGCCGCCTGCGTGTCCTCCATGTAAAACCTAAGCATGGTCGGTAGAATTGGCACCGGCGTCAGCGCGGTCGGCGAAGCTGTCAAAGTAACGCCAGTCTCAAGCTGCTCCCCCACCCCATTGCCGGAAACGCGGACTTCATTGCGCCCGAAGTCAAAAGTCAGGCCGCTCACGCGCGCGCCTGCTACGCGCCAGGCTCTGTCCGCGTCGCCCTGTTCGATAGTGAACGTCTTGCCTACATCCGCGGCGGACGTGTTCGTAACAAACGTCCATTTGTACGCAGCCGTTGCTCCTTGCTGCACGGGCGCGGCGTAGTGCATCAAGCTGGAAAGCAGATACACAATTTCGTTGAAGGTCGGCGACCCATCAATCGCGATGCTCGACCACTCTTTGTTCAGCGTGACGAAGCTCGCGTACTTATTGCCCATCGCCTCAAACGGCTTTGTCTCCGCTTGCGGGCTTGGCTTCATTGTGACCGAAAGCAGCTTCTTATTGGCAGCCACCGCCGTTCCCGCTGTGGTCTCAACCCCAACTTGAATGCCCTGATAAACACTTGCTGGTATTGTCATGTTTGCTCCTACTGTGTGTGGACCCGAAAGTCCATAATAATTGACTTGTACATATTTCCCGCGCTATCTGTTTCAGATCGCGTGAACTCCGCCTCAAGCACGCTGCTTACAACGTTGCTCCCGCGCGTCTTATGCAGCAGCGTCCGTATCCTTGCCGCAATGCTGTTTACTGTCGTATACAGCTTGCCGTCATCCACGGCGTTTATCTGCCAGCGTTCGCCGTCCATGAGAATATCTGCGAACGCATTTTTCACCGGAACAGCGTCAATCTGCGAAATAACTACAAACGGGTAAGTTGCCTTCTTGGGTGCCTGGTCGCGGTAGACGCGCGTTCCAATCAAGGCTGCCAATGCGGTATCGGTCGTCAATGTCGTTTGAATCCAACTGGCGGCGTTGCTCATAGGTTCGCCGCCAGCGCGTCCATTGCCGCATAAAACTTTGGCTCATTCACGTCAGCCGCCGGGCGCATAAAAGCGCGCGGAGCCATCTTGTATGTCCCAAACTCCACGTATCCGGCGTACTCCATACTTGCCGTAACCTTCGCGCTCGCTCCGTTAATCTGCGTCTTAATGCTGCCCCAGAGCGCGCCCGTATCCACAGGGCAAAGGGTTTTAGCGTCAGCTTCTGTATCATAAGCCGCCTTAGCCACTGCCGCACGCACTGCGCCCGGGAAGCGCGCCGTTATTTCGGGAATGCGATCATATTTGATAGTGGTGCGGAACGTAACCTCAACCATCTGTAGTCACACCGCTTTTCCCGTTCATGGCGTTCAGGCGTTCAGTAAGCTCGGCCACCTGGCGTTCAAGCTCTCGGATGCGCTTATCGCGACCTTTCACAGCCGCTGACATCTTATCCAGTTGGTTTTGTAAATCTGCGTTTTCCTGCTGTAAATTCAAGATAGTTGCCTCCCTGTCTGACAGCAAGGTACGCAGACCGCTGACTTGCGTTTCCAGTTGGGCTACTTTTGCCTCAAGCTGCACGGCGCGTTTCGTGAGCGCGTCCAAACGCGTTTCATACGCGCCCGACAGCGATGCAAGGCAGTCCGCTTTGATCTTCTCCGTCTCCGCGCTTACCCGTTTACGATTAGCGACAGCGTTTACAATAACCGCGCCTAAACCGCCACCCCCGAACAGAGCAGCGAATATC